GGATGTCCTCATCGGGAGCTTCTAAGCTCCCCATATAAATACATGAAACTAAGTAAAAACTTTATGTCAAACTTGGGCTGCTTCTTCGCCACAATGAAACTGATTACATCAGAAGAGATCCTGGCGGAAGTATTGCCTCAGGAAGAGGACGGCACTGAGTTCTTTGTGTTATCCAATCCTATCATCATCAGTGAGACCATGCAGGTGGATCAGGATAAAGGGGTTGCAATGAGTGGTCTTGTTCCTCGTAAGTGGATGCTATATGCTAATGAGGACATGACTATTGTCTATAAGAACCATGTCGTATCTATCAGTGAGATGGATAAGTTTGGTGTTGACTTCTATAAGAAGGCACTGATTGCAGCTAAGTGTTCATCACCTATCAAGAAGAAGGTGGATACCAAGAATCATACTGGCTATCTTGGAAAGATTGAAACACTGAGGAAGAGACTTAAGAAGGCTTACGAAGACTCTCCTGATTTGACTACTGATTAATAATTTAGTATAATTATACCAAGAATAAAACAAACTTATGAATACCACGCCCAAGAGGAGGAAGAATAACTTTATTGATAATAAAGAGATGTATGCTGCTTTTGTTGACTTCCGCAAGAAAGTTGATGCAGCTAAGGCAGCAGGTGAGCCCCGTCCTGAGATCCCTCGTTATATCGGTAAGTGTTTTCTAGACATTGCAGAGCACCTCTCAATGCGTCCTAACTTCTCCAACTACATGTATCGACAGGATATGGTGATGGATGCGGTTGAAAACTGTGTGGTATACTGTGCAAACTTTGACCCAGAAAAGAGTAAGAATCCATTCTCTTACTTCACTCAGGTATGTTGGTATGCATTCATCCGACGCATCGGTAAGGAGAAGAGGCAGATTGAAATCTGCGATAAGATTATTTCCAAGTCAGGATACGATGCCTTCTTTGAAGGTGATCAGATGGGTTCGTTCTCTGACTATAATTCAATCAAAGACAGCGTAGATCAAAGAAGGAAGGGCAATAAATAATCAAAACATTTATTCATATGATACTTAAAGAAGCATGTGAATCCATTAAGTTGGAATGTGCTCTGCGAGATCTTGGATTTGTTGAAATTGGATGGAAAACGGTTGCAAGGGCAGGTATCTTCTTCCTTGAACCGATTGGTATGAGGAATGATTGTGGTCCCCAGGATGAAACACTTGGCTTCATACTTGGAGAGCATATCTATTCTCATAATCCTGCAGGACTGCACTTCCTTTTTCAATCTGCAAAAGAGGCATTTGACATGTCTGAAATATTGGAATAAATAATAATAAAAGACCATGCCAGCAAAGAGTCGTGCACAACAGAGATTGATGGGTCTTGCTTACGGCAATCCAGAAGTGCGGAAACAGATCGGTATTAAGAAGAAGGATGCTCGTGACTTTGCCAAGACTAAGCTCAAAGGACTTCCTGAGAAGGTTGATGAGGGTATGGAGAACGCACCCAGTATAAAGGATGCTAAGCCCAGAAAGAAGACCAATGTGAAGCATTATCCTGGTCTGGGTTATGCACCAACCATTGCAGAAGGGAAGAAAGGACCGTGTCCCAAAACAGGTGAAGCAGTATGTAAGTGTAAGGAAAAGAAAATATCAGAAATGATTGATGATCTCTTTACTGATCCTCTGGCAGAATTGTGGGAGCTTGCAGAGGAGATGAATGTGATGCCAAAGCCAGACCTAGCGTCACCTATGGGTGACAATCTAGAGACACCTCAACGCGGTGACTACGAGCATCCTGTCACACAACAGAGAAAGCGTATTGATGACCTGATCTCACAAGGTGCAGAGCCACATGATGCACATCAAGAGGTGCACGGTGAGCTTGATACATCTGACACGCAATCAAGAGGTAAACTGGCTGCTACCTTTGGTAGGATTCAGGATAATGGTATGACCACTGGTGTCAAGATTGAGAAGGACAAAGGTTCTATCTTAGCTCGCGATGCAGAGGTTGAGAAGAAATTAGACCAGGTGACACCTAACGATCTGAAGACACCCATGAACCAACAGGTACCAGACAGAGACCAGACACCAGCTGATCAGGTCGCTGAGGAGCTTGAAAATACAAATGATACAGATTATAATGATGATGTGGCATACCTTCAGAAATTTGGTAGAGCCTAGTATAGTTTGATTTAATCAACGATGGCAACTTACAAGGTTACTCTTCGCAATAACACAGGTGAAGAGAACGTGATTGAATGTCCTGATGATTCGTACATCTTGGATGTAGCAGAAGAGCAGGGTGTGGATCTTCCATATTCCTGTCGTGCTGGTGCATGTTCTACCTGTGCAGGTAAGATTGTAGAAGGCACAGTGGATCAAAGTGATCAGTCATTCCTGGACGATGACCAGATTGATGAAGGATTTGTGATGACTTGTGTCGCATATCCCACCTCAGATTGCACTATCCTGACAGAACAAGAGGAAGCTTTGTATTGAATAAGGTAGCACTAATCACAGACACTCATTTTGGTGTTCGTAAAGGTTCACAGATTTTCCACGATTACTTTGAGAAATTCTATGCCGATACTTTCTTTCCGACTCTTGAGCAACATAGCATTCGGACTTGCATTCATCTTGGCGATGTCTTTGATGTTAGGAAAGGCATTGACTACTGGTCCCTTGACTGGTCCAAGCGAGTGTTCTTTGATCCGCTCATTAACCGAGGGATCCATACTCACATAATTGTAGGTAATCACGATATATTCTATCGTACATCACTCAAGCTAAACTCTGTCGCCCTAAATCTAAGGGAGTACGAGAATATCGTGCTGTACGATAAGCCAGAGACAGCCACAGTAGATGGAAAGGAAATCTTCATGGTTCCCTGGATCTGTGAGAACAATGCTGAAGAATTTGCCACTGAAAGGGACAAAACTAAAGCAAAGATCTGCATGGGCCATCTAGAATTGGCTGGATTTTATGCCAATAAAGATTATCAGTGCCAGCATGGCACAGATGCGAAGGAGTTCAGCAAGTTTGACACTGTGTTTTCTGGACACTTTCATAAGAGGTCCTCTCGCTCTAATATTACTTTTCTCGGTAATCCATATCAGTTGTACTGGAATGACCTAGATGAGATTAGAGGCTTCCATATTTACGACCTAGATACAGGTGAGTTGGAATTTATTCCTAATCCTACTTCAATGTTCCACAGGGTCTTTTATAATGAGTCTAGACAAAAACTATACAATCCGCACAAGTTCAAAGACTCCTTCATCAAAATTGTGGTGGAAGAAAAATCCACACCAGAAAGACTCACATCTTTTGTTGACAATCTTTACCGAGTCGGTGTACACGACATTAAAATCATTGAACAACTTAAGCTTGATGTCGATGACGATGTGGAGGTTGAAGGCGAGGATACTCTCACTACACTTACAAATTATGTTAATGCGATGGATGATAGTGTTGACAAAACCTCTATCATCAAAATCTTCAAATCACTCTATGTAGAGGCTCAGGAGGTATGAATGTACATTCTAACCAAGAAAGAGGGTGACCTGGAGTCCGGCGCATATGCAAGCGTCGATGATGACGGCACTCCCATCGTTCAGTTCTTTGTGAACAAAGACGATGCAATCATGTATAATACACAATTGGAGGCATTAGATCAGGATATCTCCGTGACAGAGATTGACGGTGATGCATACGAAAAGTTTTGTAGTGTCATCGGACATGCATATACTGTTATTGAAGAAGGCGAATTTGTTATACCCAAACTAGAAACACTTACTCATGCTTTGATTGACTTGTGATTATTTTCAAACGCTTGTCGTTTACCAACTTTCTATCGGTGGGCAACCACTCAGTTACAGTTGACCTTGACAATACTAAAACTACACTCATCCATGGCACAAATGGGAGTGGTAAGAGCACAATTCTTGACGCTCTTACTTACTCCCTTTTTGGTAAATCATTTCGTGGTGTCAACCTAGGTCAACTCATCAATACTCAGAACAAAAAGGGGTTGCTGGTAGAATGTGAGTTCAACATAGGTAAGAACAAGTTTCTTGTTCGTAGAGGACAGAAGCCTAAGGTCTTTGAAACATATAAGAATGGAGAAATTATTGATCCTAAGGCAGCTGACAAGGACAATCAGGCATACCTAGAAGCCAACATACTAAAGCTGAGCTATAAATCATTTACTCAGATTGTTATTCTGGGCTCATCTAATTTTATTCCTTTCATGCAGTTGAATTCTGCAGGTAGAAGAGAGTGTGTTGAGGACTTTCTTGACATTGGTGTGTTCTCCACCATGGCAGTGATGGCCAAGGAGAGACTGAGAGGATTGAAAGATCAGATGAACGCCCACAAGGGTGACATGAGTAATCTTGAATATAAGATTGACATCCAGAGAGATCGTATCAGTGAGTTGCAAGGCAACACAGAAGAACTTATCAATGGGTTGAAAGAAGAGATAGCATCAGTAGAGAAAGAGTTAGAGATAAGCGAAAACAAACTTGAATATGAACTCTCAATGGAAGAGAAACTCTTAGGTGTAATCAAGGCAAGAAAGAGTGATGATCCCGTAGGTAGAGCAAATCAATTCAATACTGTTATCATTAAACTCAATAATAAGATTGAGAGACTAAGAAAAGAACATAAGTTCTTTGACAATGAGGAGTGCCCTACCTGTGGTCAGGGCATTGAGTTTGCATTGAAGACAGCACATCAGGGTAATATTCAAAAAGACATCAACGAGTGCACAGAAGCGGTACAGAAGGCACACGATAAATTGAAAGTAATCAATAGTAATCTAGATGAGATTGAAAAGCATCAGAACAAAATTGCTGATGTACAACAAAGAACCTTTGAGTTGAACACTCAGATTAAATCATACAAGCAGACAGTGGCCACCAGGATGGCACAGATTGCTAAGATTGAAGATGACACTGGCTCCATTGATAAGGAAGAGGGTAAGCTAGAAGTCATGGAAGGTGAATTGGATGATATGAAATATAGATTGCACATGATGATGAGAGAGATTGACTCGCATCAGATTGTGACTGACCTCTTGAAGGACAGTGGCATCAAGACACAGGTGGTAAAGAAATATCTACCTGCTATGAATAAGTTCATCCGTCACTATCTTGGTGAGCTAGACTTTCCTATTCACTTTCAATTGGATAGCGAGTTCAATGAACAAGTTCACTCACCCATGCATCAAGACTTCTCCTATCAGTCATTCTCGGAGGGACAGAAAGGCAGAATTGACCTGGCATTGATGCTTACATGGCGGGAGATTGGTAGATTGAAGAACTCTGTCTCTACTAATCTTTTGATTCTTGATGAAGTTTTCTCATCATCACTTGATGATGTAGGTAA